CGACTTTCGCCGTTTGCTACAACAAATACTTTAGACATAAGTTCGTAAAATACCTGTCAATAATACTATTGCTAATCCTGAATTTAAAACCATTAAGGCACGGTCATGCCATAGAATACCTACCCATAGCCAACCAAGTGTACCTGCTAAACTAAAATATAAATCAAACATATGAAACTCGCCACCACTGGCTCTGAAACATACTGCCGATAATATTAGAATACATGACAACCATTTTAGATACCAAGAGAAGTCGTGTAAAGGTGTAACCTTTGTTAACGTCTTTTCTGGTACTTTAACTTTAGTCTCTGTCTCTTTTGATTTCATTACTTTTATTTTCTTTTTTAAATTAGATATTGTTTTCATATCGTTCCACATTCCTTCATTCGTCATTTTCTTTCTGTTTATTAATAACATACCATACACATAGGCCTCCTACTAATATAGCTATTACACCCATAAGCAACATACCAAGTCCGTATCCTAATGTCATTAAAGTCCTTTCTTTATTACGTTATATACTATTTTCTTCCAATCATAGTGTTGATCTACAGAGTTAACTAAAACAACTCTACCATTTTCCATATCCATAACTAATTGTTGACCACCCATGCCGTCCATTGCAAAGATAACTCTTTTTTCCATACCAACAAAGTTCATATGAAATTGTCCGCCATATGCTTTTGTGTATGCACCTGATTGATACGCTTTGTATCCGTCATGTTTCTTATTAACTCTATTGTCGTATAAATCTCTCATATACTGACCAATACAAGTATCTGAATTGTAATCTTCAATTAATTGAATTCCTATCCTTAAATAGTCGTGTGATGTAGCAAAGAAAGTAAATCTAGAATTTCCTTCGTTAAAGTCTGCACTAGACCATGAAGTCTTTTGGAAACTTACTTCATCTTTAACACCAACGTGATCTCTAAAGATTTCTGTTAAAAACTTTTCATATTCTTCAGCACTATCAAACTTACTGATTAAATAATTTAAAAATACATGTGTTGTTAAGGCACTATAATTATATACACTTTTCTTTTTCGTTGTACCTCTAAAAAACTTATTCATGTTTTGAGCAATACTAATTTTCTGTACCGTGTTCTCGCCTTTACCATATACAGCACCATCTGAGCTATGTTTAAACTGGCCATACTTATACTCACCTATAAAGTTATGGTCACCTGCTGTCATGTTCATTAACTCTAACATAGTATTGTCAGCGTATAGTGTATTATTTAAGATAGCCCAATCTGCAACTGATTGGTTAATATTGTTAATATAACCTTTACAAACACCGTGACCTACTACGTAAGCGGCTATACTTTTACCCATAGAATTTGATCTCAATAGGTTATTATTTTTTATAATCTCATCTGTATAATTAGATTTATCTACAATGATTTTACCATTTTCCCATACCACATAATTTACTAAACCAGTTTTGTGGTTGTTTTCTAATTGTTTATCTACAAATACTGTTAATTTGTTTTCAACTAAATCTGTTTCTAATTTTTTATAATTATCTGAACCAACTGATTTATATCTGTACTCTTTGTACATCTGATTGGTTGGCTTGTGATGAGCGTTAGCGATGTTACCTAATAGCAACCAAATCATTGCATTAACTATTAAGGCTGTTAGTAGTAGTTTTTTCATAGTGTTTTTCCTTTCAAATATACGTATAATATATCAGAAAAACGTCAAAAAGGCAACCAGAACATTTAGCGAACAAACACGTCCTTTAACGTTAATTTCGTCTCGGTCTCGTTAAAGTGTACGAATTTTCTATACTTTTTTAGTCGTTTGGCGAGTATTGGCCAGACAAACGTTTCGGTAATCTGTTTGTCCCAATTTTTGATAAAATTTAAGTGGTAATCTAGAATCACCATCGTCTGGTGACTTATTTTTTTCTTAATATAAAGTTGTAGCAACCTTGGATGCTGGCCTGTATCATTGCATAAACCATCATTAAAAGAAAGAGACCTAGCAGTGAAATCATCATTAACAGATACGCTATCCCTTCTAAAGTGGTAACCAATACCATCTTTGTGTTTCTTATAATTGAGATAAACTTCTTGACCATCTTTTCTTAATAAATTTCCTACCCATTGTTTGTCGTTGTCTAAAAAATTAGCAACAAAAAAATCTAATATCTGATATTTATCGTATTGTTTACTTAACTTATGGAAGAAATATCTATCATTTCTCTTTGTAAATGTCTCTAGTTTACAATTCACTTTACCACCATAGTCGTGATAATTATAACTATCGGTGGTAAAATGTAATTTTATTGCTAAATAAATTTTAAATACGTCAAATCCGTCATGCATTCTATACTGGTAGCGAGCCTTGTTTTGGTACGTTCAACATGTTCAAGTTCATCGCTTCAACTTTCAATTTTTCTTTAATTTGTTTATTAATAAATGAGTTTACCTTACCTGGATCTAAATCTTTTTGTTCACATAAATGTATGATTGCGTCTATATAAGATATCTTTTCTTTACGTACTGTACTCTCAATCTCTTGCGAGAAAGTTTTACTATTCATTTTAATCATTACTGACTCCTATTTTTTAGTTCAGTTCTATCAAACGTGTGGTACATTATACACGTTGAATCACCTGTTGGTATGTCAACAGTGCCTATCATCTGATCGTCTTTTGAATAGGTTGTTATCATCATTACTGGCTCTCCTTTTGGATGAGCACCTGCTCTACCAAGACTAGCATTTTCTAATACAAAACCTTTTCCTGTTATAAACTTGTGTACATAATCTGGATGTCCACATAGTACAGGCATTTCGCTAGGTGCTAGATTGGAATTTTGATAAGACTTATCTTCCTCGGCTACAGAGGCTGTGGCCACTCCTAGTAGGAGTATCAAGGAATATATGAAGTTCATTCTTATACTTTGTCTTTGTTGATTTCTTCATAATATTTATAAAAGTCCTGTATAGATTTACCTAATTTTTCTTCATATGGTTTTCTTTCTTTAATGAAAGGCACCATAGTTCCGTCTTCGCCTGCGATTAATATAACTAACTGTTCTATCTTCGTACCATATAATTCCTCGTACATGATAGAATAAGCACACGTTTGTAAAAAGTAATTCTCAATCCAACTCTCTTGTCTTTCTTTGTTCGCTGTTTTGAAATCAATTACTGACAACTTACCATTATATTCTGCAATACAATCAACCTGACCTGCAACAGTTAATTTTTTAGAATACATAATTGTTTCTAAAGCATGTATGTTGTTAATCTGATCTACGTATGGTTTTAAAAGTCTGAATAGACCTAATGGTAGTACTGATCTTTCACTTGGTGTTTCGCCTTTGAGATATTGTTCAACTAATGTGTGTGTAGCTTTACCACGTCTGGCCGCTCTACCCATTTCCCAATTAGCAACATCGTTACCAATACTGTCTCGCCATTTTTGAAGTTCTTTGGTCTTTTGTATACCAAGGACTGTTGTTATTGACGGATAGTTCTTACCATCTATTTGATAAAATCTATGTCCGTCTATTTTCTTACCTTTAGTTTTTGGTAAGACGCTCTTATCTAGTTCTATAAATTTAAATTTACTCATAATATAATCAATATATACCAAAATCGCTTTAAAGTCAAGTCCAGGATTTACCTAATACTTCCTGATATGCCCAATTTCTCTCTAGACACCAAAAGCACTGTCCACATGGTTTCTCACCTGGTACTATACAACTGGCCGTCATTTCCAATAGGTCATCTAGGCCTTCGTCTTCATATTCTCTTATCATAAATCGTTTATCAATCGTCATAAACGGAGTGGTATTCTTGTCGTCTTGTACGTGTGTATTCTTATTATAATCTCTGCCACCAGGTATTCTAAAATTAGTTTTCCATTTCTCTTGTACTTCTATTGGTGGACCCAATGAGATAGCATGATACGTATGGTCTATTACACCGTGTTTAACTAATTGTCTATGAAGTGGTCTAATCCAATCTTGTTTTTTACCTGAAGCACCACCATCTGAATTGAATACTGTAAATATTGGATTGTTAATTATTACGTTAGTATATTTTGCTCTAATGTAATCTATAATTTCTGGTAATTGTGCTGAATCACCTGGCGCCCACATATCATAACCATTATATGGTTGTATTGTTATATCTAAACCTTTTTCTTTGATTGTGTTTGCTAGTAGACAGCATAACAAGGTACTATCGGCACCACCTGACATGGCAATACCAATAGTCTTGTTGTTAAGATTTTCTAATTCAATTTTGATTTTACCAAATTTGTTTTCGTATATCATGTTGACCTGTAAAGTTGTAAATGGTCGTTTATTAATTCGGGACTATTTCTTAACTCGTCCCGTTTTTCTTTTCACTTTGGCTCGTATGATTCATAACAAGTTTTACCACTTTCATTTCTGTAAGCACGTAAAATTTGTTTTCTATTATCTTCAGCCTTATAAGAGCAGTGAATCCACCCACTGTTAGGTTCATCTAACTTGTGGTATTCAAGGATCATCTGGTCAAAATCCAGATTATCAGATATCCACTTACATAGTTCAGCGTTGCTCAATCCAAAGATTTCAAAATCGGCCGCCTCCGCCTTAGCATGTTGGCTATTTTTACTTGATCCTATTGCTTCACACAACTCTACGGATCTGTACCCACTAGACACGGTAACTACCTTGCCATAATGGTCTCTTATTGGTTGCAAAACTTTTTCACATAACAGTTTTAATTTCTCTATTTGGTCTTCGTTAGGGTTGTTATTAATACCCTTACGGTCAGCTGTTTGTGAAGCTGTTAGTTCTTTAAGACTAAAATTATTACTTAATTTCATTTTATCCTCTCGTTATTTTTAACACTTTTTCTATCTGTGCCTTGATAATCGGACCTCTGTTAGGCCAATGTATGTAAGGTTCAGTAGTTTTACTTAAATTATATAAAAAAGGTAATATTATTTTTTCAAGTTCTTTCATCTTTGCCTTTTGATCTTCATCTGATACTTCTTTTGTTATAGTATCCTTCTCTGCCACTATTTGCATAACCTCGTTCATCATAGATTTTATAGATGAAACATCTGCTTTTACTTTAGATATTTCTAAACTAGCATTCTCTATAGGTTTGGTATCTACAACTACCTGCTCTTGTTTAGGTGGTGCTGATACTGGTGTCATTCCCCAATCATCGGTCAGATCAAAACCTCTCATGTAATCTGGTATGTCTTTTGTCATTTCTTTTTTCTCCCTTGTGCTTGTCTTTTCAAGTGTTTCTTGACTACGTTTCTTGTTGCGATTTCTTTCGCTGATCTTTTACCATATCTATCGGCTAACGCACTGTTTGGGTGTGCTTCTGCAATCCGTGATAAGTTGTCTTTCCAACCACCATCGTTTTTCATATTAACACCCATTACGCCACCGGATATATTTATGGGTGTTATAACTTGTCTAATATGCTTATTTTTCAACAGATATTCTTCCATTTCTGCGATGGACATCATTTCTGTAAACTCTTTTTTAGTTCTTTTATTTTTAAACGTGTATATTGGCATTTGCTAACCTTATAATTCTTTGTATCAATTCACCTAAACCATTTTGTCTTTGCATTGTTAATAACTCTCTGATACCCAATGGTATAAAACTATCA